CTCACCAGCGGTGACATCGACGTGACGGCGCTGACTCAGTCGGTGCGCGGTTACCGCGTCGGCAGCATCGGGGCGATCCGGGCGGCGCTCGAACCGCTGCAGGCGGCCTGGCCGTTCGATGTCGTGCCGCACGGCTACAAGATTCGGTTTGTGGTGCGCGGCGGGGCGTCGGTGGTGACAATTCCCGCGGCGGACCTCGACGCGCGGGGCGAAGGAGACGCGCCGGGGGTGCAGATCACGACCAGTCGGGAGATGGATTCGCAGCTGCCGCGACGGGTGACGGTGCAGCATCTGGATTACGACCGTGAGCACAACGCCGGCACGCAGTACGCCGAGCGGCTCAACACGGCGGCGATCAACGCCCTGGTGCTTGATCTGCCGATCGTATTGACGGCGACCGAGGCGGCTGGCAAGGCGGAGGTGCTGCTTTACATGTACTGGCTGGAGCGTTACGACGTTTCCGTCACCCTGCCACCGACGTACAACCAGATCGAACCGGGAGACGTGGTGACGCTGGTCACGCCCGAGGGCAACGTCAGCCTGCGCCTGACGGCGATCCATTACACCAGCGACGGGCGGATTGCGTGCCAGGCGAAGTACGCCAGCGCGGCGATCTATACGCCAACTGCGGTCGGGGCTTCCCCGGCGGTCAGCGGACCGGCGACGATCACTCCCTTAGGTGCGTCGGAGTATGTGCTGATGGACGTGCCGATGGTCAGTAGCGCGCAGTTGGGGCCGTCGTTCCTGGTGGGGATGACCGGTGCACTGGCGGGATGGCGAGGCGGGGTGCTGATGCAATCGACTGATGCCGGCAGCACTTGGGCGGCTCTGCAGGACTTCGGGCCACCGGGGGCATCGCTGGGAACCTGCACCAACAGCATCGGGGTGGTCGAGCACCGGGTCACCGACAGCGCCAGCCTGCTCAACGTCACGCTGACCCAAGGCGAACTATTCAGCGTGACGCAGCTGGCGATGCTCGGCGGGGCGAATCACTTTGCGTACGGGGCAGACGGGCGCTGGGAGATCATCGCGGCGCAAGATTGCACCCTGGTGAGCGGTACGAGCTACGTGCTGCAGAATCTGTTGCGCGGACGATTCGGCAGCGAGTGGGCGATGGGGCTGCATGCGGTCGGTGATGCGCTCGTGCTGCTCGACGCCGCCGATGTCGCAGCGATCGCAATGAGTTCCGGGTCGATCGGGCTGTCGTATCTGTACCGCGGGGTGACCGTCGATCGTGACATCAGCACCGACGCCAACCGGGCCTTTGCGTACCAGGGGGTCAATCTCAAGCCGCTGGCGCCGATCGCGCTGACCGGGAACCGGGATCCTTCGAGCAACGACTGGACGCTGACCTGGATTCGGCGCACGCGCGATGGCGGCGAGTGGCGGGACCACGTCGACGCGTCACTTGGTGAAGCATCCGAGTCGTACGCCATCGACGTCTACGCCGACGGCAGCTACACGTCGGTCAAGCGGACGATCACGGCGAGTTCGCCCTTCTGCGTCTACCCGAGCGCCGATCAGGTCAGTGACTTCGGCGCCAACCAGGCGACGCTGTATCTCAAGCTCACTCAGATCTCGGCCACCGTCGGCCGGGGATATCCCCTTACGACTTCTCTCACGAGGTAGACCATGGCCAGCAGCACCACGAATCTCGACCTGATCGCGCAATCGCAGTCGTCCAAGGAAGTGACGGCCAATGCGCTATTCGACGCCGGCAGCCCGGCGACCCTGTTCGGCCGGCGCGCCAGCCTGTGCTCGGGACTCAACTGGTTCTACTACGGCGGAGTGATGATGGTCGATGGCGTGCTGACGGCGATCAGCAACAATGCTGCGGCGCTGACCCTCACCGCCTCGACCACGAATTACATCGAGGCCACGCGCACGGGCGTGGTGTCGAGGAATACCGTGGGCTTCACCGGCGGGTCGATTCCGCTCTACACCGCCGTCACCGGGGCGTCGTCGGTGACGAGTTACACGGATCAGCGCGCGTGGGTCGCGCCGGCGTACCTGCCCGGCAGGGCGAGTGTCGCGGTGACAGCGGCTGACGTAACGCTGACGGCAGCGGACGCGCGATGTCGCTACCTGACCACTACCGGCGTGCTCACGGGCAACCGCAGCGTGATCGTTCCGGATATCTGGGAGGGCATCGTCTACTGCAGCAACAGCGGTGCGTTTGCGACGACGTTCAAGACAGCAGCGGGAAGCGGCGTGGTGGTGGCGCAGGGGAAGCGGGCCATTCTGCTTGCGGACGGCAGCAACGTCGTTCGCGTGACGCCGGATACCTGATGCAGCGGCCCCGCCCCACACAATCCCGTTGCAACCAACCGACCGCCCGAGGCCCACGCCTTCGGCGGTCTTTCTTGCATTGGAGAGTCATCGTGCCAGAAGCAACCAGTAGTGGCGTCGCTGGGGCTGCGGCATTCAAGGCGGCGGAGCAATCGCCGTCCAGTATTTCCGACTGCAGGAGTGGGTGGATTCGGTGACCGGGCTCGTGGCACTCGGCGGTTTGATCTTCGGCTGTGGTCTACCTGGGTGGGCGATCGTGCGCTGGGTCTTCAACTTAATCGAGCGGAACCGGGATGCGGGGATCGATGAGGTTGCGAAGGAAGTGTGGTGAGAAGGCCCTGTCGTTGCCAACGGGAACCCTTCAAGCGCCTCACCAAAGCCGATACCAAGCGTCTTCCTGGCGCACTCAACGGCCTCGATGCCGGCAAACACGCCCGCGTCGAGGCGAAGAACCGCCGACCTCCGGAGGGGCGCGCTCGCGCCGGCGGCTATCGCCGGTTCATAATCCCCAACACCACTGTTCCAATGTATCCTATTATATAGAACAACCTAATGATCAGAGCCTACAGCGCCAAAGTTCTTCTCGCGTTCAGCTGGACTAGCTGCATACTTCGTAGCCTTCAGCTCTCTACTGCTCCAAACATGAAAGACATGCCGTGCCCTTTGGCCTGCAAAATGAGTATCAATAATCCACACAGGCTCATCTGATAACGGTGTCGATGCACACCACGGGCTGAAGATGCCTACGGGTACAGGAATATCAGAAATATCACTTGAAGGCGGTCATGAAAACTTTGGCAATGGAAATATGACAACTCCAGACAATAATGAGTTCCAGCCCACGGGCAGCGGACAGGGCTTTTTTGGCCGAGATGAAAACAGTCTGTCTCATGCCCGCCCGTTTCACTTAACAAATGACAACGCCTGCGAGATGAATTGGGAGACTCTCCGAGACGTGATGGGGTGGCAACAACAACATGTAAATAAACTGGCAATAAGCTTCAAGAAGCTGGAAGGGTTTTCTGACGTCGAGTGGCGTCGCGAAGCGAACCAATTTTTCCCGGAATTGTTTCGCCTATTTTGCGTACCTAGCATGATTGACCGATACGACAGCTTTGTCGTATCGACCCGATTTGACTTCCGCAATACGGACCCGAGACATCGCAAAACTAACTCGCTCCGATATTGCCTTCTCTTCCGGTTGTGCTCCCAAATAATCGCTTTTTT